CCCGCTGGTTATGACATCACAAATCTTGCGTCAGCAACCTTTTCCACGACAAGCAATGGGGTGGTGGTTCGCGCCAAGTTGGTGAGGTCGGTAGCTTCTGATTCAGCACCGACCACAAACGTGGAATCCAATGCGGACAACGCTGTCACAAACTCGCCATCGGTTAGTCAGTGAAAGCTCTTTAAGTTTTATGAGCAAGGGAGAAGGGAAAACAAAATGCACGAAATGATGTTAGCAAAAGCAACAATAACCGTGCCAACGTGAATTTATGCTGCCATTCATTGCTCTAATCTTCGAAAAAGTATTAGGAGGTAACATGGAAAAAATGCTTAAAGGGAACAATAGTCTAACGGCACAAACACGCCACCAGTCAGCACGAATTTAGTGGTGTGGATTTCGGTGCAAATTGCGGGCGACACGAATCGTTATCGGCTGGGCTTGGCGAAATAACTGGCGGCACCTCAATTTATGGCCGAACAAGAATTCAGAATCCACATCGTCGGTGATGTCAATAATACCGGCTTCAAATAAGATTGCGAGCAAGTGGCAACGGCCGAATACTCGACGGTCAATCGCATTATAGTTAATTACTGATATATTATGAGTCATGATAAACATCTGAGCATTCTGACGGCGCTGGAGAATAATCTTCCAGTGAAGCCGGCTTTGCCATCTGCACCGGCAGTCATGACTCCAGCTCCCGAGAAGGAAGAACTCGTTTCAGATTCCGAGGAAGACTATAAGTTTGCACGTAAGAAGCTAAAGACTCTGATTCAGAAGGCCGAGGAGTCTTTGGACAGACTCATCGTCGTGGCCGACGAGGCCGAGCATCCACGAGCGTTTGAAGTCTTGACCGGAATGCTTCAGGCCACGTCCGACATGACGGACAAACTCATGGATCTGCAGAAGAAACGCAAGGAGCTCATCATTGGCAAGAAAGCCGAGGATGCACCTACATCTCAGCAACCTGCGACGAATGTCGCCGTGTTCGTCGGCACAACGGCGGATCTGCAGCAAAAATTAGCCAGTGGTTCTGATATTATTGTTGAAACATCCTAAAGTATAAATAGGAATGCTGGCCACGATGCTATCAACATCCGCCAGCTCTACAGTTCAACAATTAACGAGAGAACCGCAGCTATGCATATTTATCGACATCCTTCGCATGAACTATTGTGTTCACTTCCTAAACTTCCATTTTTCTATATTATTCAACATAAAACTAGTAAACTATATTATGCTGGTTCTAAATATGCAAGAGCCCAATCATTTAAGAGAGAAACAAATCCTGCTACATTTATGACAAATGATGGCTATATCACATCTTCAAAATTAGTGCAGCAAATCATAAAACATGAAGGACATGATAGTTTTATGATTAAGAAAATTATCTTGTTTAATTCTATTGAACAAACTAGAGCATATGAAGCTAAATTTTTGCAAAGAGTAAATGCGGCCGCAAATAAATCATGGTTGAATAAAAGTAACAGTGGAGGCAATGGCTCTTATATTCGAAAAAAAGGCATAAAAGGAAAACCGCATACTGAAGAAACTAAACGTAGAATATCAGAAAAAGCTATCGGTAGAAAACTTAAACCGCTATCTCGGGAACATAAAGATAAATTGTCTAAACTCAATAAAGGTAAAAAACTTAAAAAACCAAGATCTATAGAATATTGCAAAAAAATGTCTAACACGTGTGCTGCGAATATGACGATTGAAAAAAGATTAAAAATAGCACAATCTTTGTTAGGTAAAAAAAGATCACGAGAATCGGTATTGAAAGGATTAGATACGGTAAAACAGAATAGACGCCTTGCATATAATGCGACGATTCAATCGCTAGGATACATATATTCTATGCTAATAGTATATGCTCCAAAATATGCAACGTGTAATTGACAAGTCGAAGATCGGCCTTTCATATCTTGGCAATGCTAATGTCAAGCGTGATGGCATTCAGCAGAATTTCACGGCTAAGGAGATTGAGGAGTATAAGAAGTGCATGGTCGATCCGGCCTACTTCGCTCGAACATATTGCAAGATCATCAACATCGACAAGGGATTGGTTCCTTTCAATCTCTATCCATATCAGGAGAAGATGTTCAAGCAGTTCAATGAGAATCGATTCAACATTGTATTGGCATGCCGTCAATCGGGAAAGTCTGTGTCCGTATCGATATATCTTCTATGGTATGCTCTTTTTCACGCCGATAAGACTATAGCTATCCTGGCCAATAAGGGCATGACGGCTCGCGAGATGCTGGCGCGCATTACTCTGGCTCTGGAAAATCTGCCGTTCTTTCTGCAACCGGGATGTCGTGCTCTGAATAAAGGATCGATCTCATTCTCCAATAACTCGCGAATCATCGCGGCCGCCACATCGGGCAACTCCATTCGCGGTCAATCGATTTCATTGCTTTACATTGACGAGTTTTCATTCGTAAACGATGCGGATACCTTCTACACGTCAACTTATCCGGTGATCTCTTCTGGCAAGAAGTCGCAGGTCATCATCACATCGACCATGAACGGAGTTGGTAATCTCTTCTATCGGCTCTGGCAAGGAGCGGTTCAAGGAGCCAATGAGTATAAACCCTTTCGTGTGGACTGGTGGGATGTTCCAGGACGAGACGAGAAGTGGAAGCAGGAAACTATCGCCAATACGTCTCAGGCACAATTTGATCAAGAGTATAACAATCACGCGATTGGATCTACGGACACTCTTATTGCGGCCGAACATCTGCTGGCTCTGAAGGCTTCGATACCAATCGAGACGATTCGCAACGTGAAGATCTATCAGAAGCCGATTGAAGGGCATCGATATGTCGTCACGGTCGACGTATGTAAGGGACGAGGACAGGACTATTCCACTCTGACGGTCACGGATCTCTCGGTTCGTCCGTTCGAGCAGGTGGCTACCTTTCGAGACAATCTGATCTCTCCGCTAATCTTTCCGGATCTCATTGTTGGCGTGGCCAAGCGATTCAACGAGGCTCTGATCGTCATTGAGAACAATGACGTCGGACAGGTGGTCTGCAACGGAGTATATTATGACATGGAATACGAGAACACCTTCGTGGAACGATCTGGAGTCAAGGGAGGCATCGGCGTTACGATGACCAAGAGAGTCAAGAAGGTTGGATGCTCGTTCCTGAAAGATCTGATCGAGGGAAAGAAGCTGACGATTCATGACTCCGACGCGATACTCGAACTATCTACGTTTGCTGCTCATGGAGACAGCTATCAGGCCGAGGGAAACAATCATGATGACCTCGTGATGAACCTCGTGATGTTGGCTTGGTTTCTGACCACTCCATTTGCGGAGCTAAAGGACGGAGAGCTCAAGGAGATGCTCTTTGCGGAATCCGTGAAGGCGATGGAGGACGAGCTGGTGCCAGCTGGTTTCCTGGGAGGAGCAACTCAAGGAGAGGCGACTCGATCAATGGAAGTGTACAGCGAGATGCTCGAGCAGCAGCGCGCATGGGATTCTCTGTGAAACTCGAACTACAGTTGAATATATTGTAAAAGATTCTCATTTTTGAATTCCGCTTTTGCTTTACGTATAGCAATAGAGCGTGAAGGATCGACCTGATGGCCATCCCTGTAGGGGCGATAGATATGATTGTGCTGCATAATTCCTTTAATCGGGTTGTTGTAGAGCTGGTGGATATTGGCGTATCGCGACCAGCATTTCTATTTATGCATCATGAATAGTTGAAAAGTGAAATATAATAAATACGGTTAAGTGAGTTAATCCTCTTGTCATTCAACTTATCAAACCAATAACTGAAAGGTAACAACTAATATGGCATTCCTCGTCTCTCCAGGCGTTCAGGTTCAAGAAAAAGACCTGTCAAACGTCGTACCAGCCGTCGCCACTTCGATCGGCGCTTATGCCGGTCCGTTTAAGTGGGGTCCAATCGGCATTCCCGTCACGGTCTCCTCGGAAGTAGACCTCGTCACCAACTTCGGTAAGCCCGATGCGGCTCATGCGGTTCCGTTCTTGACCGCCGCAAGCTTTCTTAAGTACGGCAACACACTCAAGGTTTCCCGCTCGATCAATTCTTCCGCGGCAAATGCGATCGCGACCTACATCACGAACTCCGGTTCCGGATCGTATGTTTCTGCTTCGACGAGCGTTTTGATCGGTAACATCGATCAGTTCAACAACCTCTCGAGCTCCGCGGCTTCTCCGGTTGGATCCTCATCGTACACTTTCATCGCTCGATATCCTGGCACTACGGGCAACTCTCTGGGCGTCTACGTCGTCACGGCGGCTACGAGCCCGACGGACTCATATGGCAAGCTGTTCGACTACGTGCCGACCTACAACTCGAACAATACGACGGTCGTCACTGTGTCTAGCAATACTATCACGGCTTCTCAGAGCACGGTTCTGGTTTCCAGTGCTTCCTTTGTGAACACCGGCATCTCTACCTCAATGTACGTCATCGGCACCGGAATCTCCACTGGTTCCGCGGCTCGTGTGCAATCGATCTCCACGACCGGTTCAAACTATCTCATCACGCTGTCGAGTTC